CGGGGTTCTTCTAAGGCACTTTTCAGTGTCTTTGGTTCTTCTTACTGTACAGCGAGGTATACAGCATGTCCCAGAAAGGTCTAATCAACCCTACCAAGATGCGCTGGACGCTTCAACCATACAGATGGGCCTTTCTGCATCCTGCAGAAAGGGTACCCGGGACCAGAACAGGTTGGGATCATCCCATCCTGGTGTGCGCGGCTTGCCGCGCACACATATGGTCACACTATGAAACACCGGGAGGTGTATCATGACGGACAAAGTTGTGCATAACCAGACGTTCACGGGTGGGGCTTCAGTAGGTTACCTGAAGCCTTTTATCCTTGTGAACAGGGAGTCCTCCGGAGTTGATACCGGTCGGGCTTTGCGTAAGATGCATATATTCTCTGAGAATCCATATAGGTTCACTGGCGCGTTTGAAACACAACGTGCAGTGGCTCTGTTGGATCGTTTTGGAGACTTAAAGCAATCTTCAACTAGTACGTTTAATTGTGACCCAGTGTGGGACAGCGTGAACTACCCGACCTTTGCGGAGAATACTCCGAAATTGTTGTCGGCGTGGCGAGCGTCATCCTTTGACCTAGGTGTTGCAATCGGTGAAGGGCGCGAGTCTGCTGAGATGATTGTCGGTCGGTTGAACGACATTGTTAAGGCAGCTTCTGCTCTCCGTAAACGCAACCTAGGTGGAGCCCTGAGGCACTTATCACACGTACCGAGACGGAATCGTCGGAACGCCGCAGCTTTGCTGGGCGATTCGACTAACCTCCTATCGAGCGTATGGTTAGAGCTTCAATATGGGTGGATTCCACTCATAAAGGACATAGCTGCCGCAGCGGAAATGGTTAAATTGAAACCTACAATCAACCGGGTTAAGGCACGCTCTAGTAATAGAGGCGATGCCCACCCGGCGACCGGGTTTCTACCACCGTCGCGATTACAGCTGTTTAACAATGATCGGAGGCTGCAACAAGTTGTTATTGTCAGCAGTACGCCCTCATTCATGGAACGGCTCGGTTTATCCGACCCGCAATCCATTGTGTGGGAGTTAACTCCTTTCAGCTTTGTGGTCGATTGGTTTTCTCCTATTGGGGATTACTTTAAGACCTTGCACGCTGTCACAACGATGCCGGTCACTACTGTGATCCAAACGTTTAGCAGTAAGCAGAGCTGCATTGTTAGAGTCCTTCCTGGAGATAGAAACATCTCGTCGCAGACTTGCCTTTCAGGCGGAGCTGCCTCGCATAATATCTTCTCCATGGATCGCTCCATTTATCCGACTATGCCACTTGCCTGGTTGGCGTCTACCCAAGTTCCACGAAACATCTCGGAATCTTGGGATCCGTCCATCAAGCGAATAGCAAACGCGGTCGCACTAACCCAGCAGGTCCTTAGGGGCCTTTCCCGTTAATGCCGTTTAGGCACGAACGATAACTTACCCGAGGTATGAAATCATGGCGGCTATTGCTCCCATCGCTGTAAACGACGGTCAAGCTACTCCCGTTAGTCACGTCTACAACCCGGTGCAAACCGGTGACGCGACTTACAAACGGAACGGCGATACCGCTGTTCCTGTAGTTGGTTTCGAGAGTGTCATTATGACCCTCAAAGACGCCAACGGTAGTAGTGAAGCTGTTAACCGTGCGAAGATCACTCTTCGCATTCCTGTCCTCGAAACCCCTGCTGGTGGTACTGGCACTGGTTACGTGGCGCCTCCTCGTGTTGCGTATTTCATGCAAGCGAACATTGAGTTCATGTTGCCTAACCGCTCGACAGCGGCACAGCGAAAAGATCTCCGTGTTCTGAGTGCGAACCTCCTGGCTAACAGCCAGGTGATTGCTCTCATCGAAGCCTTGGAACGTCCGTACTAACGGACCCTTAGGCCTTTTGCAAGAAACATGAGGAAGCTAAAATGTCGTCTACGACGTATTTTGACACCCCCTTCTCTTTCGAGAAAAGTGTCCACGTGCTCAGTGAGTTGTGCCACAGACTCATAGGAGAGAACCACAATGATCTGGTCGATTGCTTACGCACTAGGGATTGGCATTCTCTGGTTGGCTTCAAGCCAACTAGGGATGCCAGCTTGTCTACCGCTACTGCATACATGCGGGTAGCGCAAATAAGTGCGTTCTTTTCGAAGAACGCATCTCTACCACTAGGCGTCGATACCAGAGAAGTTGCTCTCCGTAAGTTCCTTGAGTCAGAATCGAAGTGTGAAGCCACTAATATGGCGTTTAGAAACCGCTCGCTTCCCTTTTCCAAAGGGGGTCGCGACGCTTCTCTGATATTCAGAGTTCAGCGAAAAATAGCCGGTATTCTAGGTCCCCTTCCGGGGTTTACACAATTCGACTTTGGCTTTGGTCCTGGGGCGAACGTAGGATTGAGTAGATTTACATCTGTGCGGCGGAAGATCTCCGCAGCTCCTACGTGTTCAGCTGGTGCTTGGAAATACCTTACGGTGCTCCAAGAGTGCTTCCCTTCTTGGCAAGAGCTGCTTCATGCAGTTCCTTGTGACTACGGCAAGTACGCATCAGTTCCAAAGAATGCCACCACGGATCGTTCGATCCTAGTGGAACCGTTGATCAACTCCTTTTTACAAAAGGGAGTTGGTGCCTACATCCGTGACCGCCTTGCTCGAGTAGGTGTAAACCTAAGCGACCAAAAGATCAACCAGGACCGCGCCCGAGAGGGAAGCCTAACTGGGGATGTAGCGACACTTGATTTAGCGGCGGCATCAGACACGATCTCGCGAGAGGTCGTTGCTGAGTTACTCCCTATAGACTGGTGGCTCTTAATGGAAGACCTGCGCTCAAAACACGCGCTTCTGCCAGACGGTCGTAAGATCGTTCTACAGAAGTTTTCGTCAATGGGCAATGGCTTCACATTTGAATTAGAGTCACTGATCTTCTACGCTATCTGTTCCGTTCTCAGCGATGAGCGCGTGACAGTATACGGTGATGACATTACTTGCGCGTCGAAAGACGTACGAGCCGTCATCAACGGCCTAGAGCATTTTGGCTTCTCCGTTAATTTGGATAAGTCATTCTGGGCCGGTCCTTTCCGTGAAAGCTGTGGGAGCGACTTCTTTGAAGGGTGTATGGTTCGGCCTGTGTTTGTGAAAGGTCTCCTGTCTATTAAGGAGCTCTATCGCCTGCACAACTTCTTTGTGAGAAATCATGAGGAAGAGCTGGCCAATGTCTGTCTTCGTCACATACCTACTCGGTTCCTTTGTTTTGGACCCGATGGGTACGGTGATGGTCACCTTATAGGTGATCATCCTCGTCTCCGCCCTCGCAGGATCTCACGATCTGGCTGGGGCGGTTATGTGTTCCGGACGTTTCAGACTGCCCCCACCGAGACTAGTGATAGTCTCAGTGGCGACTACGCAGCGTTCTTGTATCTGTCGACTATGTCGCAGACGCACGGACACCGCAAAGTGGATCACGAACCTGGTGAACCCTCTCGTACGATGTATCACGAGCGGGGCGCCAGTCGTTATCGGT